AGTGTATCTCCATCAGATAAGTTCCAAATATAATCAGATATGTCAGAATAAACAGAAGCAATGTCACTATCACTTCCATCTGTACCAACAGCTTGCCATCTAGGAGATTTAGCTGTAGCATAAAAATTTAACATCTCTACTACAGGTATAATCCTATTAATAGTAAAAGTAGGCATACCTTGTTCTTCAAGTGCTATTTTTTCATCATAACTTAATTGATTATCATTAGCAAAATCACAACCTTTTTGATTAATATATTCCCACTGTATTCTGTTATCTGTTTTTGAGTAATTATATACTTCACTTACTCTTTCAGCTACTTTATCTTTTCTTTTAGCCATTAATTCTCCATTATGCTATGACCCAAGATTTTGCTGAGGGTCGTTTTTTATAAAATCTTTTATTTTCTTTTCCTTCTTCATGAATTCCTACAGGTGCGCTTGCATATTTACATGCATATGCTAATGCATCTATAACATCATCGTGTCCCATACGAGGACCAAATGTTACTATTTCATGCTCTAAGTCATACTGGTCTTTCTTTAAATGTATTTGACCTATTGCAAATCTTTGAGCTAATATTCCTTGTATTCTGTCACGTTTACTCATCCTAGTTCCAGGTTTCTCCTCTTTAAATCGAACAGAAAAATCATTTCTCCTTCTAGTTTCTGCTCGTAACGATTGGAATACAGGTTTAGACATCGTAGTGTCTTCAACTACAAATAAACTAGGATGAAAAATATTAGAATAATCAAACATATAATCAACAATACCTTTATTCTTTTCTCCAGGAATACCTAAAACTGGTATGCCTCTTTTTCTCATATAATCAAGTACATAAATATTATTATCTGAATCTACCGCTATAACAACTATAACAGAAAAGTCAGCGTCTCTTCTTGCACTATCTGTAGCTGGGTCAACTCCAGCAAAAATATTTACTGGTTTTAACTCTCCGTCTATGTTCAAAAAACAAATATCACTTTCTTCCTCGTATTTAAACTTTCCTTCCCAATACTTTAAATGGTCTCTAGTCCACATTGAATTATCAGCAGACTGAACTTCCATCATATACTCTTGATAAAATTTATAAGGTTGACCTGAGTCTGCGTAGAATTTCTTTTTACGCTCCATTTCTTTTTTACCAAACCAGCTATCCCATAGCATGGTGTCGTCATCCATTATTGCTTTTTTAAGAACAACATTCCAAGAAAAATCTTCACCTTGTTTAACTGATTTCTCATAATTGACAATAAGGTTGTTGATGAAACTATCATAATGAACAGGCGTACCATTAATCCTAAGCCTACCACAACCAGGTTCAAGAGCAGGAAAAACAACAGCTGTAATAAGATTAGAGTTTTTGGCCCTAGCTTCTGGCGTAATTGTGTTATTTTCATCTTCAAAATCATCAAGAATCACTAAATCATATCTTTTATGTAGTTTAGCACCACCTCTAATACCAGAAATGTTAGATTTAGAAATAAGTTTACAACCATTTGTTGTTTCTATATCTGTTTCTGTCCATTTTGTGCCTTTTAAACTACCGAAATAATACAAAATTCTTTCATTGAACTCCAAATGATATTTAATATAATCCATATTACCAGTTGCAAGTTTAGCAGTAGCAGAAACCCAGCCATAAAACAATGGTTCTTTTGTAAAAC